TGCCTATCCGCATCATTGATGTGGTTCGTGAAACAGCAACAGGCGCTGATACATTCGTTGAGTTTATTGTCAAGATAAATGCAACTATGCACCAGTACAACAACTCTACTGGCGTATAAGGAGCATAAATCATGGCTATTTCACGCGCACAACTACTTAAAGAACTGCTTCCGGGTCTGAACGCTTTGTTCGGTATGGAGTACGCTCGTTACGGTGAACAACATAAAGAAATTTATGAAACCGAAACTTCAGAGCGTTCGTTCGAAGAAGAGACGAAACTGTCTGGTTTCTCTGCCGCACCTGTCAAAAATGAAGGCTCAGCCATCAGCTATGACAATGCACAGGAAGCATGGACAACTCGTTACAACCACGAAACCATCGCTTTAGGCTTCTCTATCACTGAAGAAGCTGTGGAAGATAACTTGTATGACTCTTTGTCAGCTCGTTACACCAAAGCATTGGCTCGCGCTATGGCTTACACCAAGCAAGTTAAGGCTGCTGCAGTCTTGAACAATGGTTTCACTAACTCTGCCGTTTATTACGGTGGTGATGGCGTGCCTTTGTTTAGTACAGCACACCCCTTGATTTCCGGTGGTACTAACAGCAACACCCCAACTACTCAAGCTGATTTGAACGAGACTTCTTTGGAAGCCGCCGTTATTCAGATCGCTGCTTGGACTGATGAGCGTGGTTTGCTGATCGCTGGTAAGCCACGGAAGTTGATTGTTCCTCCTGCATTGCAGTTCGTTGCTACTCGTTTGCTCGAGACTTCGCTGCGTGTTGGTACTGCTGACAATGATATCAACGCGTTGAAAAACAACGGTTCTATCCCTGAAGGCTACACAGTCAACAACTACTTGACAGACACAAACGCTTGGTTCTTGTGTACTGACGTGCCTAACGGTTTGAAGCACTTCATCCGCTCTCCTTTGGAGAACAAGATGGACGGTGACTTTGACACTGGCAACGTTCGTTACAAGGCCCGTGAGCGTTATAGCTTCGGCTGGTCTGACCCATTGGGTATGTTTGGATCTTCTGGTTCAACCTAATATTTCTTCGGAAATATTTGAAGGGGGGCCTTGCGCCCCCTTTTCTTTTGGTGTATATTGACTTCATTCCGGGCTTATCCGGTGCATTAGACAGTCCCGGCTGACGACATACAGACTGATGCACTTAACTTGTATGTAAGGAAAAATCATGGCACGTACTACGTTTCAAGGCCCAGTTCGATCATTGGGCGGCATCTATCAGCAGGGCCCAGCCGCTGTTGTTGAGATCACAACCAGCACCACATTGAGCCCAGAAGCCCACGGCGGTCGTATTATTTCTATTGGTGGCTCTTTGGCCGCTGATCTGACATTGACGCTACCTGCAATCAATGTTTCAACTAACCCCATTACGTCTGGCCCCGGTCAAGACCCCAATACACTGAACAACGAAGGCGTTGTGTACACCATCTGGGTGCCTACAACTATCTCCACTAGCTCGTTGAAAATCGGTGTTACCGCTGCTTCTGGCGACTTGTACGTCGGCGCTGTGATCTCTATTGATTCAGACACATCCGGTGCTGTGGTTGCTTTCTCCGCTAACGGCTCTTCCAATGACTTCATCAACTTGAACGGTACAACTACCGGCGGCGTTGCTGGCACATGGGTTCAGATTGTGGCGATTGCTGCTGACAAGTACATGGTGACTGGGAATGTTATTGGTTCCGGCACTGTCGCTACACCGTTCGCAGACTCTTAATCAACTCAAGGGGCTTCGGCCCCGTTTTTAAAGGAGATTGATTATGGCAATGCAATACGACGTTAAATCACAGCACGGCGGAGTTTCCGGCTTGATGGTTCCGTACCGTACTCGCCTTAAAGGCGCGGTTGTTTTTCCTTTTTCTGGTGCTACAGAGTACACCGTTTTGGTAGACGACATTAGTATTAGCGGAACTTACGCAAGAGCCACTACTACGGCGACGGTTACCGCGACAAACCACGGCTTAAAAGCAGGCGACTGGGTTTATCTGGACTGGGATTTGACGGATAACCCGTACCAAGTTCAAACAGCCGCTACTGCAAACACGTTTACTGTGACCGTTGCGAATTCTGGTGCAGCCAGCGGAAGTGTCACGGTATGGAATGATGTGCTGCTGCAATTGGACGCATCAAATCAAACTGGATACAGTGTGCCGATTCCCGGCGAAGGTGTTCTTGCCCATTACGGCATACGCCTTTTCTTGGGGGCCAACACGCATATCACGGTGTTCTATGGCTAAGAAAAAAGGTCCGGTTCTCTCGGTTGGTCGTGGCGAAAAGCTGCCCGTCTCCAAGGGAGCGGGCTTGACTGCCAAAGGCCGTGCTAAGTACAACGCTGCTACGGGTAGTAACCTGAAGGCCCCACAGCCACAAGGCGGTAAGCGCAAGGACTCGTTCTGCGCACGCATGTCAGGTATGCCCGGCCCCATGAAAGACGATAAGGGTAAGCCCACCCGTAAGGCGGCTGCTCTTGCAAGATGGAAATGCTGATATGAAACAAGAAAACGTTGAAACCATAAAGCACGTAGCGGATGGCGTTGCCGCTGTTACGGCTATTGGTACGGTAATGCAATTACTTCCCGCGGTTGCCGCGCTGTTTACGATTGTGTGGACAGGTATGCGAATCACTGAAATGATTGCAGGTAAACCTTTTGCTGAATTAATTCGCAGGAAAAAAGATGCCAGCGACGAGTGAAAAACAAAAAAAGTTTATGGACGCTGTGGCCCACAACCCGGCGTTTGCTAAGGCATCTGGCGTTCCTGTAAAAGTTGCAAAAGAGTTTAGTGAAAAAAGCAAAGGAATGAAGTTTGGTAAGGACACCAATACGTCACGTGCCGACCTTCAAAAAGTTAATAAACCCAAGACACTTCATGGCAAGATGTCACTTATGAAAGAAGGCGGTGATACTATGGCTACAAAGATGAAACATGAAGACGTAAAGATGGACAAGTCCATGATGCAGAAGGCCGTGAACAAACACGAAGGCCGTTTGCACAAAGGCGCGACCATGACTAAACTTAAAACAGGTGGCATGGCTCCATCTAAGATGGGTGCTGTAAAAACCGGTTCAACACCCAATGGCGTTGCGTCTAAGGGTAAAACCAAAGGCAAGATGGTTAAGATGAACATGGGCGGCAAAGCCTGCTAATTTAAGGAGCCCAACATGGCACGACGTAAAGATTTAACCGCCCTTGCCGCCCTTGGCACGTTGGGTTATATGTTATCCAAGAAGGGTGACAAAAAAGACGAGAAGTCAACGACCGCTGCAGCGGAGCGCCGTATAACTGCTGATAGAGAAGCTACTGACCAAAAAACATCCGGTGATAAAGAAGACATGTTTATCGAGCCGGGTTCTGGTCCGTACAATCAACAGTTTGACGACGAATTACCCAGCGCCTCTGCGCCTAGCAAAACTTCTGCTACCGCGCCTAAAAAACCCGCTAAACCATCACCTGCTAAGCCATCATCTGGCGCAGCAAGAAACCTTACTGCAAGTGAAAGTCAAGCAGCTAGAAACGCTTTAGGTGAAGGCTCCTACAGACCTGACACTAAGTATAGCCCCGATAGAAGGGGGGTTACCAGCGAAACACGAGCACCAAGATTTACACCTAACGAGCCTCCTGTTCAGACGCATTTTGGCCCTCGTGACGAAGAAAATGCACCCCGTGGCTCAGTTGATGTTACTAAGCTTTCTCTTGCCGAGCGTAGAAATATGCCATCCTCTCCACGCGCTCCAACAGATTACCGACCTGTAAACGAACGTTTTAAAAGAGGCGGCAAGGTTAAGAAGATGGCTTCTGGTGGCGTGACTTCTAAAGTGTCTTCGGCTTCCAAACGCGCTGACGGTATTGCCACTAAAGGCAAGACCCGCGGCAAAATGTATTAAGGAGTTATTATGTTACCTTTATTAGCTATGAAAACCGGCATAATTGGCGGCGGTATTGGCGCGGCTCATTTGATTAAAAAGAAAAATGAGCGAGATGCTGAAGAAAAAGATAGAAACCAACGTGACGCTGACGCGGAAATGAAGCGTGAATCTCGCGGAGTAAAAAAGCCTGCCAACTTTGGTATTCTTGAAGAAGCTAAACAAGATGCCAAAGATGCTGCTGATCGTAAAAAGCAGGACAAAGCGTACAACGAGTCTTTGACTACTGAGAACAAAGCCAAAGGTGGCATGGTGTCAGCCTCCAGCCGTGCTGATGGGTGTGCTACTAAAGGTAAGACTCGCGGAAAAATGGTGTAATTATGGCTAAGATTTCAGATGTTTTGGCATCAGGTGTTGGCGGCATTTTGCCTATGCTAATGGCAAAAGAGTACAACAAAAACGCTGCTGAAAAAGCTGCTACTGCAGCCGAAGAAGAGCGCCAGAAAGCGATTGCCGCTTCTGCGCAAGGCAAGCCTATGAAAAAAGGCGGCATGACTGCTTCTAGCCGTGCTGATGGCTGCGCCACCAAGGGTAAAACTCGCGGGAAGATGGTGTAATCATGATAGCCAGCCGTGGTATGGGTAATATCAACCCAAGCAAAATGCCCAAGGGCAAGAAGAAAGCCCGGCGGGATAACACCGACTTTACCCAGTACAAAGAGGGCGGTGCAGTTAAGTCTAAAGTAAACGAGGCAGGTAATTACACCAAGCCCAATTTACGCAAACGAATTTTCAATAGCGTAAAAGCTGCGGCAATTGTTGGTACAGGCGCAGGTCAGTGGTCAGCTCGTAAAGCACAAGTTATGGCTAAACGGTACAAAGCCGCAGGTGGCGGGTATCGTGATTAAAGCCCCACAACAATCCCTGAAAAACTGGGGCAAACAAGATTGGACAACTAAAAGTGGTAAAAAATCTTCTGACACTGGTGAACGATACCTTCCAAAAGCTGCGATCAAAAGTCTCAGCCCTGCTGAGTACGCTGCAACAACGTTGGCGAAACGTAAGGGCAAAAAGGCCGGGAAACAATTCGTAGCACAACCCAAAACGATCGCAAAGAAAACGGCAGGATTTAGATAATGGCAACCACTTCTGGCGCATCAGGTTTTAATCTCCAACTCGACGAATTGGTCGAGGAGGCGTTTGAACGCGCCGGTGGTGAGATGCGTACTGGCTATGACCTGCGTACTGCTCGTCGTAGCTTGAATATTATGTTTGCGGACTGGGCTAATCGCGGCATCAATATGTGGACTATAGAGCAGGGTGAGATCACTCTTGTTCAGGGCCAGAATACATACGCCCTGCCAGACAGTACAGTTGATCTGATTGAGCACGTTATCCGTACGCAGCCTAACGCAGCTAATACACAGGCCGACTTAACAATCACACGTATTAGTGTTTCCACGTACGCTACGATCCCTAACAAGATTCAACAAGCTAGACCTATTCAGGTCTGGATTCAACGGTATAACGGCCAAAACTCTCCTATTGCTGCAACGCTTACAACGACGATTACGGCCACTAGCACATCAATTGTGTTGAACGATGTAACAGGCTTGCCAGCAACTGGTTTCATTAAGATTGATGACGAGATCATCAATTACAGCTACATCACACAGAACACAAACGCCAAGTCCGGTACGCTGTTTAACTGCTCCCGTGGCCAGCAAGAAACAATTGCTGTAGGCCATACCGCTGCAGTCGCTGTGTACTGGGCGCAGGTTCCGGCTATTACAGTTTGGCCAACTCCTGATGGGTCACAGCAGTACACGTTTGTTTACTGGCGCTTACGCCGCACGCAGGACGCGGGTGGCGGTGTAAACGTGATGGACGTGCCGTTTAGATTTATCCCCTGTTTAGCCGCTGGTCTTGCATACTATTTGGCGTTGAAGATTGCCGGTGGCGCTGAGCGCTTACCCGTACTAAAACAGCAGTATGACGAGGCTTGGGAGTTAGCCGCATCTGAAGACCGAGAGAAAGCGGCTATTCGCTTTGTACCTCGACAACAGTTTATTGGCGGAGGCACCTAATGAGTAATCGGTTTGCTTCTGCAAAGAACAGTATTGCCATGTGCGATAGGTGTGGCTTCCAGTACAAATTGACGGCGTTGAAAAAAGAGATTCAGAAGACCAAAATATATAACCTGCTTGTGTGCCCTCAGTGTTGGGATCCCGATCAGCCGCAGTTGCAGTTGGGTATGTATCCGGTTGATGACCCGCAAGCTGTGCGTAACCCTCGTAATGATTCAACCTACGTTACGGCGGGCATAAATACTAACGGCAACCCGACTGTTGGGTCCCGGGACATTCAGTGGGGTTGGAACCCTGTTGGTGGGTCAAGAAGTTTTGATAGTGTATTAACACCAAATTACTTGGCATTAGGTGTACAAATTGGTACAGTTACGGTAACAGTTACATAGGAGTCTAATATGGGATTTAAAAAAACAGCAGACGGTATTGCTAAAAAGGGCAAGACCGAAGGAACAAATCTAGGCGATAGTGGCCCCACATCAGCCGCTCTAAAAGGCGGTAAGGGTGGCAAGGGCGGCAAAACTGATGCGGACATGTTGTCTATGGGACGCAATCTGGCCAAAATTGCTAATCAGAAACGAGGTTAATCATGGCTAAATTTAGCAAAAAAGTTATGGGTAAAGAAGTTGGCGACGCCGCCACTTATGCTGCACCGCACAAAATGAATGGCAAGCCTTTGGTAATGTCGGAGAACCCCGGTAAGGACTCTAGCATTAGTAGCCTCAACACCATGAAGATGAGCGTTGGTGTTATTAACAACGGTCAGAATGAAACCAAAACATCCGGTATCGTCACCCGTGGTAACGGCGCTGCTACCAAGGGCGTAACGGCTCGCGGCCCAATGGCCTGATACAGACATGAACTATACCGAGTTGACAGATGCCATCTGCGATTACACGCAGAACTTCGATACTGACTTTGTTAACAACATTCCGGTGTTTGTTGAGCAGGCGGAGCAGCGCATCTATAACTCGGTTCAGTTCCCATCTTTGCGGCGCAACGTCACAGGTACAGCGTCCGTTGCAAACAAGTACTTAGCATGCCCGTCAGATTTCTTAGCTGTGTATTCAATGGCTGTAATCGATGCAACCGGCAATTACGAGTACTTGTTAAACAAGGACGTGAACTTTATTCGTCAAGCGTACCCAAATCCAACTACTTTGGCGATCCCCAAGTACTACGCACTGTTTGGCCCTTCGTTTTTTAATTCAGACGAGTTAACGTTTATCTTAGGCCCCACACCTGATGCACAATACTCTATTGAGTTGCATTACTTCTATTACCCTGAGTCAATTGTTACAGCGCTCACTTCATGGCTTGGCGACAACTTTGATACTGTACTTCTGTATGGCTCGTTAGTTGAGGCGTACACATTTATGAAGGGTGAGACTGACATGCTAGCTTTGTATGATGGTAAGTATAAAGAAGCGCTTGCATTGGCCAAACGTCTAGGCGATGGTATGGAACGTCAAGATGCTTACCGGTCTGGTCAATATAGACAGGCAGTAACATAAAATGTCTTTTGAACAAGCCGCAACCACAAGTTTTAAAGTTGAGCTGCTTCAAGCAGTGCACAACTTTGGTCCAACATCGCCTAACACTTTTAAAATTGCTTTGTATACGGCAGCGGCCAATATTGGCCCGTCTACAACTGAATATACAGCAGGCAATGAGATAGTTGGTACAGGGTATACAGCTGGGGGTAACACGTTGGTTATCTCTACAAGCCCAACTTCAGACGCCAACACGACGGGCGTTACCACTGCCTATATCAGCTTTGCTAACACGTCATGGACAAACGCAACATTTACATGTCGTGGTGCTTTAATTTATAACGCAACACAAAGCAACAAGTCAGTAGCAGTTCTGGACTTTGGTTCAGATAAAGTTGTTAGCAATAACACCTTCCAAATAGTTTTTCCAACAGCCAATGCCACCAGTGCAATTGTGCGTATTAATTAAACAGGAGCTTTTATGTCTATTTTTGATAACAGCCACGCCGAAGACAAATTTTTTAGCGCTGTGAGCAGCACAAACAAGTCCGATACCTGCGTCAAAGCGGGCGGTGTGTTTACCGTTCAGTGTCGTGACAAAGACGGCCTTCTGAAGTGGGAAACCAGCAAACACAACCTCGTGGTCAACGTTGGCCTCAAGGACATGAACGACAAGTACTTCACCGGCAGCGCCTATACGGCTGCTTGGTACATTGGTTTGTATGGCTCGGGTGCTACAAACACTCCCGCTGCTGGCGACACAATGGCTTCTCACGCTGGATGGACTGAGGTTGTGGCTTACAGCCAAGCAACTCGCCCAGTGGCTACATTTGCAGCGGCGTCTACCGCCGACCCTTCTGTCATCACAAACTCAGCATCCCCTGCGGTGTACAGCATTAACGGCACTACTACAGTTGGCGGTGCGTTCTTGACCACTGACAATACCAAGAGCGGCACAACCGGCACGTTGTTTTCCGCAGCAGACTTTGCTGCTCCCGGTGATCGCTCGGTGGTGTCTGGTGATACTCTGACCGTTACATATTCATTCAGCCTCGATGCTGCGTAAGGAGCCGACATGGCAACCGCATTTAAAAAAGGTGATGTAGTCAAAGTAAATCAAACCGTGCCGCAAGGCCCGGTACTTTCGCTACGTATGGATGACGAAGGTCAGGTGTTTTATCTGATCGAGTGGGTAGACAGTAACGGCGGCACGCAACAGCGTTGGTTTGCAGAAGATGACTTAATCGGAGTTTAATATGGCGCTTGTTCTTGCTGATCGTGTTCGGGAAACGTCTATAACTACCGGCACGGGGTCAGTGGTGCTGGCGGGAGCGTACCCGAGTTTCCAAAGTTTCTTGGTAGCCATTGGCAACGGCAACACTACGTATTA